TGCTGATGTTCGTGGAACCCGCATCAGTCTTCTTCGTCAGGTCGCCACCTTCGACCAGCCAGTAAGAGTCGACCCCCGTAGGGTCGACGTAGCCCTGAGCCAGTACAGAGGTAGCCGCAGTGGTAGTGACTCGCTCGGTTCTGCGAAGCAGCCTCATGTCCCCTGAATGCCAAGGGTCGATACCGAGAGAATCCGCGAACCTGTAGTTGAACTGATTGTCGTTGTCGGGATCCTGATACAGAACGCCAGCTCCACCCGTGAAGGTGGACTGGCTGCGAAGCCACCATCCCTGGAGAGACTGTTCTCCAGGCTCAGCGAAGCTGTCGAACTGATCCTTTCGGATCGGAGACATGCGCTCGGTATAAGGGAACTCATCCTTGATGGCGGAGACGAACGGGATGCCACCGATCGCGTAGTCATAATCAAGATCGGTGGGGATGTACTGGCCCTGTGCTCCGCTACCCCGACCCGATATCTCGTACGGGATTCTGTTGACAAGGGTTCCCATGCCTGCCCCCTTACAGAGTGCCGATCGGATACGTGTACGTGAACGTGATGACGTCGTTCGTGGAGATCGTTGCAGTCGGGGACAGCGTCAGTATCGTGAAGACTCCGGTGTCCGGGTTCAGGGAAATGGAACCGTCTGCCGCACCTGTGGTGTAGGTAGAGATCAGTGTGGGAGATGCCGGGAAGTCTGCATGCGGAGCGATGGACGCGTTGATGGTTCCGACCGTGGTGTCGGTGATGTTACCGACAGAGTTCGCGGTGATCGCCGCACCAGTACGTGTCATCGAGGCGCTCATCGTAAGGATGTGCGACTTCCACACGTACGAGAAAGTGGTTGTGGTCCACCCTGTCGCGGGGTTGATGAGGCTGGTGCTGGTGCTGGTCGATCGCCTGGAGTCGAATTCACCGGTGCTGGCCACGAATGCGACAGCATTGCCAGCCAGGTTCCAGCTGGTTCCACCCGTCCCGTCCATGTTGACTTCGACTATGGAATTCAGGATGGTCTTGTTGATACCGATCTGGCTGCCGACCTCGGCGATCGTGGCCCCAGTCTGATCGAGGACCTCGAACGTCGGGGAGGTCTGGCTCGCTACTTCCCTGATCCGGAGCGTCGTCTCGTTGGTGGCGTTGCTCTGGATGAAGACGCCGCCGGTAACGGTGCCGTCGAAAGTCATGTTGTTGACTGTCGGGTTCGTCAGGGTCTTGCCGCTGAGGGTCTGGGTGCCGGTGCTGGTGTTGATGTGGGTGTTGGCTTCCCGGAAGTCCCGGGCGGAGGAGACATGCCGCACCTTGGCACCAGCGCCATGAGTCGTGGCTGCCGTGCCATCGACTGCACGAGTGACTGTGAGGCTGTTGCCTGCCACGTTCGTGACGTCGACGAGCTCTTCGGTTGCGGCACCGTAGTCGAGTGCAAGCGTGAACGGTACGGCCGGAAGGCCTATGGTGGAATTGACCAGGATGACCGTGGCTACGTTGTTGACGCCGGACTGAAGTGTAGTCTCGGCCGCGACACTGGAATAGTTTCTGATAGCCATGTCTCTCCTAGCCGTTGAAGGTCTGGTAAGTCTCGTACAGACGGAAGAGGCGATCGCGCTCTTCCTCCAGGCGAGTCCGGTAAAGGTTGAAGTAGTACTGCGACGCCTTCGAGGCGGAGCCGGTAGGCACAAGCTCAGCCCGCTCGGTGGCCTCGATAGCAGTCTGCTGGAGGCGAGCCGACTCGTATGCCGGGATAAGGCGCCAACAGGCGCCGTACGTGATCAGATCGATATACCGGTCAGGGAAGCCTGTGAGGCTGAAGTCGTCCGTCAGGTTCGACAGAGTGGTCGGCTTCTTGGTGTAGATCACGCGGACGTTCCGGCCGGGCACGATGAAGTCACGCATCACCTGGATGCTCTTGCCGGTCGGGGTCGGTGTCGGCTTGGTCTGGCCAGGAGTGGTGGATGCCTGCGAGTTAAATCGCCACGAGGAGTTAGGGAACCATACGGCCGAAGGGCCGATGGTGTTGGTCATCACCCTGTACACGCCCTCCGCCTCAGCAGGAATCGGGTACTCGTAACGGGCTGCGATCCAAGGGAACTCGTGTACACCGAACACCCAGAGATCCGGGTAGACCCCGTTGATCGCGTCGTTGATCGCTTCCTTGATCCGCTCTCGCGGATACTTCGGATCGGCGGTGATGATGTCGTTGGCAGAGTGAGGGACCGCAACAGTCCCCTCGACGCCTCTGCCGTTGGTTCCGGCCATGATGGACACGGCTCCTGTAGAAGTATCCCGGGACTTGACGAGCATCAGCTCGTCCCCGATCTCGACGAGTCCTCGGGATATCTGCTTGACCGTGTCCGTGTCGGCCGTGAACGTGGTGTCGCTGGCCCCCATCGGCGCCGTGAGGTAAGAGATAGAAGCCTGATCCCTGGTGTAACCAAGAAGCTGCTGCTTCACTCGGCTCACGAGGTCATTGAAGGTGGCCATGAGACTCCTTAGGTGAAGATCCAGCCGTTGATGGTGGCAGAGCTGGCGCCGGAAGCGCCAGCGGTGAACTGGAGGGTGATGCTGTTCTCCGGGGGAGCCTTGACGAGGATCTCGAACTCGCCTGAATCGGCAGCCGCAGAAGCCAGGAGACCGCTGACGTTGAGTCGTGCGATCACAGTGCCGCTCGCGGGAGCGGCATTGGTCCCCTGAACGGTGACGACAGGGCTGGACGTACCAGCCACAGCCACAGCAGCAGACAGCTGGATGTTGGCAGTGAGGGAGTTACCGGCCGGAACTGTGACGAGAGTTCCCGAGGCGGTGAGAGAGTTGCCTACGATCTGGTCCTGACTAGGACCACCTGCGAACACTAGATTTCACCCCAAGCAAGAGAGAGATTCCAACGAGTGTCGACGTCGCCGACCTCGGTGCGGAGAACAAGGCTTTCGCCCGGGACGAGCGTGAACAGTCCGCCCTGAGGCGGAATGGGAACCTGGTGGACGAACGGGCTTGAGGACTTCGCGGCACCGATATACGGAGGCGAGTTGAACAAGGCCTGTCCGATCGTTGCCGTAACCGATCCGGATCTGATTTCGCCCACAGGATTCGGCTGAGAAGACTGGAACTTGCCAATAGCGGAGGCCGCCTGAAGAGTGCCTCCGCTTACGGCGGAGGCCCTGTACCCTCGCATCGAGGTGATCGTGGCTCCGGTGTCACCCACGATGAATGAGCTGATGAACGCACCGGCGAACACGATCGTCTTGCCTGAGCCAACCGGGTTGGTCAGGGTCATGAAGTTGTTGGCTGCCACTACGCCTGCTAGCTCAGCCTGGCTGTAGACATACGCTCCAGCGAGCGCCGGATTCTGTACCATGTACATGCTGAGCGGAGTGTTGCTGATGCTCGTGCTGATCGGCTGACCAGTCACGGCTACGTTCTGAGTTCCGCTCGGGTTAGATGTCACGGTTCCGGCGATGTTCACCGGGGACGTGGTGGGGTTGTCTACGAATACCTTGTTCTCAGCCACTTACCTCCGCCTTAGCTAGCGCGGCATCCACCTTCTCTCGGGTGGTGCCCTCGGGTTCAACGCCCTGGCTGCGAGCCCAGGCGTAACGGTCGAGTTCCCCATCCCAAGCACGCTGATTGGTGCTGTAGGCGTCGTTCACGTGAGGAGAAAGCGAAAGGCGCTTTGCCCGAAGGCAAGCGCCGAATGATTCATGGTCCTTGGTAACGCAGGCCGAACTGCAATTCTTACCAAGGACCGGCTTCTTAGCGCTTGCCAATCAAACCAACGCCATCGATAGCAGACCACGGGATGAACGTTACCTCGGCCTGAGTGGGGCCGAGGAGACTGGTGCGGAGAGTCAGGCCGTTGGAGACGGAGAGAACCTCGGAGCTCTTGTACTTAGAGCCAGCCGTGGTGACGACATGAACGAAGTCCCCAGCGCGGATCCCGTAAGGATCCGGCTCGAACAGAGGCTTCTCGGGATCGACCATGAGGATAGCCTCAGGAGTTTCCTTGCGAGTGCGGGGCGGCATCAGTCGTTGTCTCCCATGGAGTTGGTGGTGTAGATCCCCTGCTTGAAGGAATCATGATTAGAGCCCAGGGCAGCCTGCTGGTGTCGGGCAATGACGCGCTGAAGACCGGACTCCAGAATGCCCTTCTCGTTATTCTCCGAGTTGATCGTCTGGCCACCAGGGCCACCGATGTTCATCGGGTCGTAATCTTCCATGTCATGGAACGCAGGCATGAAGAGCGGATCCGGAGCCTGCTTCGCAGGGTCCATCTTTTCGTGACTCATTGCTTCCTCCTAGAAGCGACGGATGATGCGGAGCTGGGTCGTGTAGGTTCCGCTGCCATTGAGAACGGATGCGCCACCGAGGTCCCCGAACGTGGGACCGTTGGGAGTCTTGCGGCTGTTGATGAATCGCATGTTTCCGAAGTTGTCCACACCCAGATAGATCCCGTTGTGATCGACCTGGCCGGTACTCTCACCATCGGACGTGGCATCGAAGTGAGGGACGTCTCCGATTCTGATTGCTTCGAGCGAAGGAGGCGATCCAACGCTCTGGGCTACTATCACACCCGGCCCCATAGGGCCGATGTTCGCTGTGGTCCTCGGAAGATTGATGCCGTTGATCGTGTTGCTGAACGTCATGGGGATTCCCGCATGGAATCCATAAACCATGCGAACAAACCCCGAGCAGTCCAGAGATGTCAGCTCGGGAGGATCTGCTATCCGCTGTTCACCGTTCGGGAATGTCCAGTCGACGCCCATGTAGTCGTTGAAGTCGGCACCTTCCTGACGAGTGCCGTCAGGATTAAGGGGTCCGTAGTTCGACTGTCCATACACCTGTACTCCGCCGTCGAATGCTGGAGTGGCGCCGGTGATGAAGCGAACCGCTGCACCCAGGACATCTTCGCTGCTGTCGGC